AGATTCCTCGTTTCTACTATTTATCAATATATTTTAGTTTTTCAATAAGGCTGTTTCTGTCACTTACTACAAATCCTTCAGCTTCAATTACTCCTTGTATTTCTTTAGGTTTAGTGTCGTGGTCCAACTTGTCCTTTTTTAGTTGTAACTCCACCATTTTTAGTTTTTTATCTAGCTTTGCTACTTTAGCATCTAAGTTAGTTTTTAGCATTTGTCCTGCGACTTCAAAAATACGCGAGCTATAGCGAGACTCTACATTCATACCCAAGTCCATTAGATCATCATAAGCGTCCATACTACGCTGTGCCACTTCATCTAGCTCAGCATCAGCAGCATCACCTAATCCTTTTACTTTTGGTAATGCTTCAGTAATCTTGTCAAAGTCTGCTACTTTACGAAGAGTATCATTCAATTCTTCTTTAGTTTTTCTTTGTTTGCGTTTTGGTTTAGCGTCATCTTGGATAATTTCCTGAGACTCAGGAAGATTCAAAAGCTCTTCAAGTTTTTTTGTCATATGTACCTTTTATTTTTATTTAGTGTAACGTCCGGTGTGGAACATATCATTTTCGGTTACTACACGAAACGTCATTCCTTGTTGTTTACAATATTGTCTAGCAACTTGCCATTTGGCTTGATTAACTATAAGGTGTGCTTGGTTTCTTTTGCTTCTACCAACTCGTTCTTGTATAGCTTGGTTAGCAGGTTTGACCTCTATTAATTCTGTCTTGACATTGCCCTCTCTGTCTTGATATTGTATTAAGAAGTCTGGTACATATACTGTCTGTTTTCCGGTAAGAGGATTTAGATACGGTAAGCGTATAGGTTCTGAGGACCATTTTGTTACTGAGGTATGGTTGTCACAAAACCGCATAAATTGTAATTCCCAACCACTGCGATATGTTGGTAGTGTATTTCCTAAATATTTGTCTGGATTTGTAGGCTGAAATCTGCCCTTAAGATATTTCCCCATCGTTCCGTATCAATAATACTTTTTGTCCTTGTACAACGCCCATCTTTTGATTTGCGTTATTAAATTCAGTGTTAAAGTTTAATGCTGATAATTTTTCAGGATTTGTAATAGTATCGCCAATATTTCTTCCTTCATTTTTCATAGTTTTTGGTTGTTGTCTAAACCCTAGTTGTGAAACTTTATCTCTATTTGAATTAAGAATTTTTAAAACGATGTTGTTTAGTTCGATCTTTGTATACCCTGTTAATGAGTCAAGCAATTTAAATATTTTAACATTTTCCATTTTAGCTTGTGCTAATAATACTTGTCCAATAGCAGTGGCAGATGATTTATCAAATCCACGTTTTTCAAAAAAGCCAATCACTGCATCAAAGTCATTAGAAGCAAATTCTAATCTTTGTTTAAATTTATTATCAAAAAATGCTATAATTTTTTGTTCAGTTGGTAAAGAATTTGGTGGTAAATCTGTTTTTGCTACTGTTTCCATTAATCATCTCCAAAAAATCCGCCTTCGCCACTTACTACATTATCGTATAGTCCGCCAAGTCCTTGGTTAATCATTCCACCTACCTCTTGCTCAATTCCTGCTTGAGATAGTTTGCCAACGTTTTTCAAAATATTTGCACCGCCAATAATAGCACCTAGTATGTTAGGTGATTTTTTAACTCCGCCTTTAGTATAATCAAACAACTCATTCAACCCATCGCCGCCGCCATCGCCGCCGCCAGTAAATGAATTTATAATATCACCAGCACCGCCAATAATACTTTTTAGACTTACGCCCCCGCCACCATATATACTATTGGGACTTGGTGTCACATCGTAATGTGTAAGATTTCCAAATCCTTTGGGTGAAGTTCCTGATAATCCTTTACCTGCTTGTGTTGCGCCTCGCTCAATCCATACTGATTCATAATTGAATGTTGCTCGTAACTCATTTACGGTATTATCGTTACTAGATGCATCGCCAAAATCCCAACCAGATAATATTGGATTGATTATTTGAAATTGAGTATATGTATGGCGAGTCATTTGACTAATTTGAATGCTTTTGAAGAATGGGTTCTCAAAGCCTGTATTCAAGCCGTGTAGTGTTTTATTCATAGCAGCATTTTTATAAGTATTATCACCCAGTCTCATTGCGCCTGATAGCTCTTCGAACTCTGCCATTGGATTATATATACTTGCTGCGCCTTTGCCACTTGAAGCACCTGGAAAGTTTTTATTATAAAAAGTAGATACAACATCTTTCCAACCATCAGCATAATAATATTTGAAGTATGCCTCAAGCATACCTGTCATCATACCTAAATTATCATCATGAAAAGTCATATCAATAGCGTTATAACGAATGCCTGTTTGGACATGTTTAGTTCTATTATATTTCTTTTTAGTCTCTATATCTACTTCCATAGCAGGAAGTTTAACAGATTTAACCATCAAGCCAGACTCTAAAGTATGTCGATCTTTCCAAGTTAATAGAATTTTATCCATAGTGTTTGGTGAAAATTCAAAAAACACATGATATAAGAACTTTACTTTAGGTGCTAGCCTAAACTGATTAGCATTAAACGTTCTAGAAGCATGACGATAATCAGCTAAATTCCCTTTAGGATTTAGAGTTCCGCTAACTAGATTGTCAAAAAATCCGTTAAAAATATTGCTCATAATATTTCAATATTGGGGAGAAGACTCCCCCAATATATTAGATACCGCCACCTGTAGCAAGAGTGCTAATAGTTCTACCAACATTAGTTCCAATACCGCCAGCCGAAATAGGCGACTGAATAGCGTTATCAAATCTAATACTTAATGCTATTTGCACTACATCTGAAGTAGCGTAGTTCAATTGATTGTAGTTGGCAGATTCCACAAAACAACCGTAAAGCTCAAAAGTTTCTAATACAGTTGCTGCATGTGCACCGTTACCACCGTCAAGTATTTCGATAGTCATTGTAAATTTGTAATCCAAACCTGAAGCAGCACTTGATTGCTCATAGAAATCTAATTGTTTCTGTAGTTGCTCGCCAACAAGTTTTTGGACATTGTTATTTACATCCTCACGCAAGTTAACTGAAAGGGATTCCCAGCTATGCTTGCCTGCTAAATTTACTTTTGAGTTATACACATCAACAGTGATAGGCTCAAATGATACAGAAGGACGACTAACATCAATTACTTGTTTTGTTAATTCTGTTGTTGGAGTTGAAACTCCAAAGTTGTTAAATGTTACCCTAAACCGATATTGTAGTTTGGGCATCAACAGCCCTTGAGCGCTGGGCGAATCGCCCGTCGCTAATGGTACTGTCATTCTTGATAATGTTGCTATAGACATCTAAATGACTCCTAACTATAAGTATTTATGCTTTTATAAACCTGCGATTTCGCCAGTATTTTTAATTCTAATAGGAATGTAAATAAACTCAATTGCTTTGACAGGCTCAATAGCTATATCTACATATAGTTCGTTTCTGTCAATCCTTGCCGGAGTGTTATTGGATTCATCACATACTACTAGATAATCATACAAAGCTCTCAAACCAACAAGTTCAAGCAGCATAGTTTCTACTTGTTGTTTGATTTCATCACGTGTAATTTTATCATTTGGTTCAAACAAGTATGGCTTAGCAAGAACTCTTAGTTGGCTACGCAAATAGATAATCAATCGTGCTACGTTGATTCTATCCAATGCGCTTGCTACAAGTTGTCGAGTCTTTTGTCCAAAACATACAAGCCCAGCACCAGTTACAAAAGTAATTGGGTTGACATTGTTGCTATACAATGTATCACGCATACCTTCGTTCAATGCTACACTACGGAACTCGCCTTCCTCTGTAATATAACCTGAACTTGTCGCGTTTGTAATATTACCACGTCTTGTTCCAGCTGGAGCAAACCATGGATAACTTACTTGATCGGACAAAGCAATAGTTCGCATCATCATATGACTTGCTGGAACTACTACATTATTTCCAAAATTATCACTTGTATAACCACAAGGATAATAGACAGCCAAATATGGATCAGTTGTTACTAATCCATTCATACTGTCTTCAGTAGTAGTCTTTACATTCGACGCCCATTCTTGTAGTTTTGTTCCATTATTTTCTAACCTAAATGGTGAGTCACCTACTATAAATGCAGTAAGCCCTCTATCATAATTAAGTGATTTCATTTCACCAATTAGTTCTGGATATCCTGGAGCTGCCATCAGATTAAACAATCGAGATTCATCATCTCTAATTTCTTCATTTGAATTAATCATTGCCTGCATTTGTTGTACTACAACTTTTCTTTGAGCGTGATAACCAAATGAACCTGAGCCATCTTCTTTGTTTCCAGATTCAGTTACCCATCTATCTCTGAAGTAAGGACCAGTCAAAACGTCACCCATTAATTGATCATTATATCTAATATTTCTATCAGTTCTATCAATGTAATTTCTTACATAACGTTTTACATTAAATCCACTTCTACGTAAATTGTATAATAGCATTCCTTTAGGATACAAAGCTGGATCTGGTGAATCTGGATCAACAAAATCACTTGTCAACATCTCACTTATTTCGCCAGGCTTATCTGAATTACTACCAGCAGTATTATAACGTGCATCAGCAAACAATATGCCATCTTCAGTAGTTTGATCTGATGTATCAATTTGGAACCATCTGTCTACAATTGGTAAATCTGTTCGTTCACCATTATATTTGAATAACAACGGATAATTTTCTAAATCTGATGTATCAAGCCATATATCTCCAGTTACTAACGGAGTTCCATCACTTTGTGTTTCTGGAACAGAAGCAGTAACTAGCGGACCATTTGGATCAGGACGTTTATGTTCCTCTATATCATAATAGATACTAGGACGAGTACTTTCCCCCGTAGTTCCATCATATAGATAGCCAACAAATTCATAGCCGTTATGAACTAAAATATCAACTTCATCAAC